GTTCTTGATAAGCCGCCAATTGTATGTATCAGGCCTAAACCATAAAAGCCAAAGCCCGGTAAAAATTTATAGTGTACAAAATATTGTATCTTTTTCTTTTGTTTATCAGCTTCGGCAAAGTTTCTACGAATAGCCAGTATCTCACCGTTGTCCTGACTAATCGTTACAATATACGGTATTTTTATTCCTGTTGGTTCACCATCCTGTCCCATGTCTTCATAGCCTTCAAGGTCTAAATCAACATGACACTCAAGCAAAGTACAGTCATAATCTATCTGTGACGGCTCAACACCGCTTAACTCATTTATTTCCTGCGACAGAGAACTGCTTTCACCCTGTTGCGGCAATACCGGTATATCCAAATAGAAACCAGATACCTGCTGTTTTTTAAGTTCGTTTAAATTTATTTTTACTACATGTGTAATATTTGGACAGGTTTCCAAATCATTTGCTTCGTATGGCACAATAAGATTTTCTGCCGGTACAAACTTACTTACCGCCCTGTCGAGGGACCCGTCATAGTAAACCTTCTTAAATGTAGAACCTGCTAACGGTAAATAGAACAACATCTGGTCAAACTCAGGTGTATACTCCTCCATCACGTTTGTGATGTAATAGTTCATAAAATCTTTTACACGCTGTGACTGATCTTCTGTTTCCCTTGTAGCAGCTCCAACAATACTTGTTCTTACAGGACCACCTGCCGGTAGCAACTCGTTAAAGGCCTGTGCCTGAAACTGCACGGCAGCTTCTGCAAGCAAAGGATGTGTTACACCTGTTGCACCGTTAAACGGTTCTGATCTCTCACTATAGTTAAAACCAAGAAGCTCCAGACCATTTGCAAAAGCATCTTCCCATTCCTGACGGCTGCTTTTGTTTGCTTCATACTCTGACATAAGCTCACCAGCTAAACGACTAAGCTCCTGATCAGACATACTTTCTGCTAAATTACTGTAAAAATCCTGTGGTATTGATTCGGCAGCCGTGGCTTCCGGGTCAAAATCAATGACAGCTCCACCATCGTCTTCCATCTCAACTTCTATTTCACCAACTTCTTTTGGCTGTAATGCTCCGGGAAGTTCTAACTCTATTTCTGCTTCTAGGTCTTCCGGATCAAGTTGTGCTGGGACATTTCTGTCCATCAGACTAATTGGTGGTTTCGCCATTTAATTTTACCTCTGATAAATCATAAAGTTCGGTTATCTCTTCTTTGTCAGTATTAACGAAGATAGGTGTTTTATCCCCGACCCACGCACCAACGACATTATATTCCATAAACTCTTCTGCTTCTTCATACGTCATCTTATCACGTTTCACAAGCACTTCGCAACATTTCTGATAATTGTACACTAAAAGATCAGGTTGCCCGCACCTTCGACCAACGCCTAAAACTGCTTCGTCAAACCCATCTGCTTTTAATAATTGTTCTTCATCCATGTTTATCTCTCCGGTAACATATTTGTAAAATTTTCTGCAAAAAATTTAGCTTGATCTTCAGAATCAAACTCTAAATATTCCCCTTCTCTAAAAGCCCTGTTGCTTGCGGCTTGAGGTCTTAGCTGGGTCAATACCCGACCCATGGGTGTTTCTAAAGGAAATATACTAGGAAAAGCATAATTATCTTCTTGAAACATACGAACAGTTGCCGGACCTTGTTCCGTGTCTAATACAGGACTATTTTTATTAAAGGCTCTTTTTACAAAATCAGGGACATAACCTAACTTGTTTATTGAATTTAACAAAATTTTTTCTATGTCAAACTGATCTGTGCCTAAAGAAGCCACTCCACCTTGCACAGGACCGCCTTGTTGAAATTTCATAATGTACTGATCACCTTTAAGACCGTACTTTTCATGCCAGTCTCTTTCATACATTAAAGCTTGTCTTTCTACATCAGCAAGGTTTTCAAAACCGCCAACTAAATACTTCTTTCTATGCAGACCAACGGCAAAAGGCTCACCGTTAATCCACTGGATTAATTTCATAAAATCATCCATAATAAGCCCTTATTCTTGTTTCCTTCACTTCTTCATCTCCCCAATCATCCGATGGCAGGTTTACAAAGTTGCCTTGTCTATATCTCATCAAGGCCTGTGTCATACTATCCACAAGGTCATCATACTCTCCATTTGGAAAAGCTGCAACCTCTTCTATCATCTCGTCTGCAAACGTCTCTTCGGGGGCCCAGACCATACCGGCTTCAAACAAAGGTGATACCGAATGTACACGCGATACCTTATCATTACCTTTAGAAGGCGTAAAGTTTACGACAGGGATACCCGTGTTCCGTAGTTCGTGTGTCAAAGGCAGCCCACTTGCTTTTGCTTCCACGATTACAGTGTCGGGGTCCCAATACTCATATTCTTCTAACGCAATACCCTTGAGTTCCGGAAAGTCCCAACGTCCCTTTTTACTGTCCAATAGTATTAATCCTGGTGGTCCACCTTCTTCTGGTGAGAATACACCCCAAGTTGTAATGGCAGAATAGTCTGATGTTTCGCGTTTCGTGAATGCCGTATCGTAACTCTGTATAACATATTTTAGATCAGGTACGTTTTTCTTTTTCCAGCGTTTCCACCAGCTGCGTGGAATAATAGCGTTGTCCTCACCTGTAGGGTTTTGCTGATACTGTGCATTCCATTTGGACGGTGGTATTGATGCTTTTACAGATTCAAGATCTGGTAAAGACCAATACTCTGGCCAGCAGGCAGAACCGCTGGGCATAATGGCTGGTAGTTCTATGACTTCCCACTGATCAGCTAGGGGATCCTTAGCCATAGATTTGATTAACTGTCCTGTCATATCTTTCTGTGACCATCTTGTCTGCACAAGAACAATAGCACCACCGGGCTGTAGTCTCTGTCGGGGGCCCCCAGTGTACCACTCCCATGCATCTTCAAAACCAGAATTAGACATGGCTGTCTGTTCCGAGTGTGGATCATCAATAACAATAAGATCGCCACCACGACCCGCTAGGTTTGATCCAACGCCCACGGCGTAATACATACCACCAGCTTTTGTATCCCAACGCCCTGATGCTTTACTGTCAGCAGATAAATTAGCGTCAGGAAATATTTCTTTGTAGTCGTCACGTTCCAAAAGATTTTTAACCTTACGCCCAAAACTTACTGCAAGTTCTGTCGTATGTGTTGCCTGTATAATTTTCATCTTAGGCTTACGGCCTATCATCCACGCTGGAAAGAGATAGCTTGCAAACTCAGATTTCGTGTGTCGCGGAGGCATATTGACAATAAGTCTTTTTAATTCACCCGTTGCTATGCCCTCAAGCTTGTCTGCTATGATTTTATGATGCGCTCCTGCAATAAATTCAGGCCACATTTGTTTTACGAAATACAAAAAATTATTTTTTGAATAATCAATTTTTTTTAACTGCTCTAATCTTAATTCAAGCTTTAATCGTTTTGCGGTTACTTCTTGTGCTTCCATTGTAGCTCCGGGGGACCCTTAGGGTACCTGTGGGTTTTATCTTATATTAACGCACTTTGTAGAAAAATACTATGTATTATTTGTGGAAAACATGCACCTTGACCCTGTTACAGGTCCGTCGGGACGGTCGAATCTGGTCCGAATCTCTATAACCCGCGGAATCCTTACAAAAATCAGTAACCGGTAACCAAAAACCGCGCGCCGTGCGGTTGAGTCCAGTTTTGAATCCTCCCGGAAGATCTGCACGCTTCCCGGAAGATCTCCAGAGCGGATCTGGTGCCGGTCCACGGTCCATAAACCACGCGAATCGGATCCTGTACAATTGGACCACGGGCGCGGGTCCGGCGTCCGCTTGTTTAACCCGTAAATATATAATTTGCGTTTTGCTGGTCCTGAACGTGCGGAGCTGGGAACGTATCCGGTCCGGTCAGGGTATTTTATAGGGTAAGTTGTCGCGCTGTGCAGCTGCAGCTTTTTTGTGTAAGTGATTTGCTGATGGTTCGCGCGTGCATTAAAAAACCCGCCAGAACTTCGGGCGGGTTTAGTTTAACAATATAAAAAAAATTTTTATTTGTCTATGTTTTTTTACTGAAGCGCGTTTTCTCCCGCTTCTGTTACCGGTGCCCTGTTGCTATCTGGAAAGAAACTTATAAACATCTCTTCAATTTCTTCCATCAAGCGCATAGTTAAAATTTTTAAATGCTCCCCGCATTCGCGCCCGGTCAATAGATCTAGATGTTTAAAATAGTTTACGATTCCGCTTTGAGCGTATCCGTATGAGCAACCCGCTTCAAAAGCAATAAAACAAGTAAATTGTTCAACGGTGAAGCTTCTTAATTTACTCAACGTATTTGCTTTTTCTACTCTCTCAAAATTTTTGCGGTAAGAAGACTCCCCATTGTATCCGCCGTCAATCCAAGCGCGGAAGCAACGGCGAGTCAGGTCGTTTTCATCTTCTATTATATTTTCTAATAAATTATGTATTTTACTTTTAAACATGATTCTTTATCTCCTGTTATTGATTAAATTAATTATGTAGGATTTATCGCATAAAAAAAACCCGGCGTCAATTTGCCGGGTTTTTTTTGTGAGGGTTTGCCTGTCAGCCTGTCAGCTGTGGCGGTGTCCTTCTGGTGTGATTCCTATCCAGATACCGTTACAATTAACTATAACAAAGTTATCACAACCTATAACCGGTTTTATTGTGCGCCTGAATTGTAAATAAGAAAGATTCAAGCGCTCTTTTATCTGGTGCCAGTTATATAAATGTTTTAAAGCTTCCGCCTGCTTGCGGGTTATTTTAAGCTCGCACCCAGTTTTAAATATTGAAGATAATTTTTTAACTGTCATGATTCTAGTCTCCTGTAATTGATTTATAAATGTTATCCCATAAAAAAAACCCGCCGTCAATTCAGCGGGTTTTAAACGCGATTTAAACGCGGTGTTTGTATTTAATAATCCCAGTCACTAGTTTTATCAATTAGATATCCGCGAACTACATCATGTAAATCAGTGCTAATATAATTTCCGCTATTTCCCATTCTCAAGCACATTTGTTGAGTCTTATTAAAAGATTTTTCACCATTTAAAAGATATACATCAAAAGGTAAATTATTTCCGCTTTTCATTTTAATAAGAATTGAAAATTTATATTCATCGTTAGTATGACCGCAATCATTATGATAGTAATGTCCTTTGTGGATATTGTTTTTCATTGTTATTTCCTAGTTATTTCTATCTGGTCAATAACTTTGTCAACAATATCGTCAACATCAAAATATTCATTTAATTCTGAATCAACAGTTAAAACGCTGTGATCTGATAATTGATCGTCAAAAGTATCTTTAAAAACTACATCACTATTTTCAAGCGCTGAAGGAAGTTCATCAGTTTCAATATAATCTTTTTGATCAAATTGTTTTTTAACTTCCGCTTCTACTATTGCATTTATCTTTTCAGTTGGAAAGTTTCTCTCAGCTGATAAAGCGGATAGCCCGGCAAGTCCGCCGGCTATCATGTCGAGTAGTTCTGATTGCTGTTTCATAAATTCATCAACAGGCGGGTTTTCAGTAGCTAATGTTTCTGGATCTACTAATTTTCCTACTAAAGGTTGATTCTTTTCCATGTGATTTTCTCCATATAAAAGTTAAAATATATAAGAGTTATCGCATAAAAAAAGGCGGGAGTAAAGCCCGCCTTTAATATTAAGTTGTTTGGCTGTTTAAACGGCTACTGCTACGCGGTTCCAGTCCGTCTTATTCATATTAAGTATTTGACCGCCCCGCCTTTGCCAGTCGTCCATTTCATCAGCGTCTACGCGGTTGGCTACGTTAGTGACTGCGTTAACCATGGTTGCCCTACTTACTGGGTTTCCGGCGTATCCTTCTTGCCCTATTGTTGCCATTAATCCGTCCAGTACTGAAGCTGTTTCTTTTTTAGTCAGGTTAATAACTTTTCCGAGATTATCGACTGCATTATTTACACTGCCTTCGATAACGTCTTGACCGGCTGTTTTCATTTTATCAATAACTTCATCAAAAGATTCTCTGGAAGTATAACCGGCTACTAGGTCCCTGACTTTTAATTCTAATGCTTTATTATCAGCGTCTTTTGCTTCACTACTTAGCATTTTCCATGTCTCACCGTCCGCCTGTGAACTGGTAATATGAGACTGCCTGTGACGGTTTTCAGTTTGCATTCCATTAAGGCAAGCTAACGTCCAGTACATCTGATAAACCTGTACGCTTCCGGCGCCTACTTCACTATTTGATAAACCAATTCCAGAAGCCATTAAATCACCCCTGTTAGCGCCTTCACCGGTTATAACTTCCGATTTTAATCGCAAATATAATCTTTTGTCAGTGACGTCCGCATTAACTACTTTCCATTGCGCTTCGGATTCCATCAGCTGTGGAATAGCTGAGTTAAGTAAGTTTGTATTATCAAAAGTTTTAAACTTATCTGATAATACAGCTCTAGCAATTCCATGCGTATCAGAATCCATAAAAGTTCGGATCATAGTATTTTTTGGTTCTTTTTGCCAGATAGCATTTATAACACTATCAAACTGGGTTGGGTATCCCTGTTGCAAGCGTTGCATAGTTCTGGAGTCAATGCCGGCTCTTTGTCCTATTTGTGACAATGCTACATCATTAGCATTGTACATATAGGTGGGCTCGCCGTCCTCACGTTCTACAACGATACGACTAAATTTAGACTGATCGCTATCGTCTGCGGGACTGCCGTCCTTGTTTAAAGTTTGTATTTGTAAAGCACTAGTTGGAGCTATAAAATCTTTACTGCGCTCCGACTGATCTTTTACTTTCTGCATTAGGTCTAATAATTGACCGTTAGAATTTTCAATAGTATGTGTCATTCTTTTCTCCATATTAAAATTATTGTTTTGCCCATTTATCCATACTTTTTTGAGTTAGGGCTCCTGAAAAAAGTAGTTCTAAATTACCCTGTAAATACATATCCATAGCATTACCCTTTTCAAAAGCAATTCTATTTTTTACATAGGGGTTTTTATTATAATTTTTTTGCAATTCAGTTAAGGTTCTTTTAATTAAAACTGAAAAGTGAAACGCAAAGTCATTTTGCATTTCATCAAGATCAGGAAAAGTTTCTTTTTCTAGATCTCCATATTCGATAATTTGTCTGGTCATATTATTCTCCAAGTTAAGTTAAAATTAATCAGGAAAATCCTGATACCCTATTATAAGATATTATGCGAGTAATATCAATATAGAAATTTCTATTTGTGGAATTAGTGTTTTCTTCCGTATTGTTTTTTATGTTCTATGATTACGTTTTCTGTATCAAATCTATAGCATAGCCTACACTCATTGCATTTTTGCCCGGTGCAATTAACATACTTATTATAACTAGCTGATACATTGTTAAAAACTTTATGAAAAGGTCTGGGCGGTTTAAACATAACTTTATCAATAATTGGATTAGAATAAACCAGAATTAGATTATCAGGTATTTCATTTATTTTAAAATACTTGCGGATAATATCTGTGCGCTTAGACCATAAAGCAAAAGTAATATGTGGAAAATATTTTACCATAGATGCAAAGTTATGAAGGTGAGTTTGGTTAATCAGCTCACCATGTCCATGTAGTCTGGCAATATCATTTCTAAAACGTAAATAACTAAAATCCTCATGTATCATAGTTGATAAGGCTACGCTGTTATTTTCAAAGTTTTCAACGCAGTTAGTTCTAAAAGTTTCTAACATTTCTACAGAATAACATTCTTTACATATTTTATTTTTAACAGGTGATTTATGTTCTTTCTGGCAAAATTCATTGGATAAAGTATTTGAATTGATAGCGTCCAGTCCTAATAGTTTTCCTGACATTTTAGATTTTTTAATTAGCATTCTTTTCTCCTATAAGATTTATCCCATATGATATCACAAATAAAAAAAGCCGTCAATCTGGACGGCTTTTAATAACTTTGTTTTAAAATATTAGAAAAAATCTTTATACGTTTTTGCTACATATTTTATTTGTTTCATAGTGATTGGTTCAATATTGATAATTTTTGTAATTGTATAATTATAATCTTTTGGCTGTCCGGTAAAACCCATTCTATCGCCAATAAGTTCGTTATAAATATTTTCTTCACTAAATTTTTCAATATCATAATTAAAATCAGCATTAAATAATTTGTCTATAATTTCCTGACGTTTATCATAATCTTCTTGTATCCAATTTTCTAATTTACTTTTTGAAGTGTGTACAAGAACGCTTCTATTACCTTCGCCAAAAGTTTCGACTTCAACATGATAACTATTACTCATCTTCACACTCACATAAGTAACCATCTTCATCTTCGCATTCTGTTTTTTTCCATTACTAAAAGTAATAGTTGCAAATTTAGAGATGTCTTGATGTTGTTGTTTTTCCAAAAGTAAATCTGAAAAACCATATCTATAAAATATTTCTTTTTTACTCATTCGTTTTCTCCTTCACAAAAGAATTAATTTCATCTTCCATAAAAGCATCTCTATCTTCTTTGTTAGTATAAAAACACCCATATTTAATTTCAGTACATATATTATCTTCATTTAAGTTAATTTTTTCTAAAAATTCTTCTAAAGACATTTCAAACTCAGTACCGTATTTAAAAGATTTACCAGTTTTTATAATAGGTTCAGCATAAGGTCTAAAACCATAAATTTTAATATTTTTACTCATCATCAGCCCTCCTAGTTACATTAATTATAATGATGTCTTTATTTTCATCTTTTGGAAGGCAAGCTGATAAAGCTATTAGATCACCAATATTAGCATATTGTTTTATTCCTTTAATAGAAACACGCCTATCACCACGATTAATGGTTTTATAAAATCTAACAACCGATTCCTGATTAGTATCATCAAAACGTGCAAGCACTTCATACTTATCGCCGTTTTTCATTTTATCAAAATCAATGCCAAAGTTTAACGCCAAATCTCTAACTGATTTATTTGCATCTATTATTGATTTATCCAACATAGTCTTCGAGAGCCTAATTTGTGCAAAGCCCATAGCCCACATTGGTAATGTTTTTAAAAATACTGATTCTTTCTCTGTGACTAACATTATTTTCTCCTATTTATTCTACGATTTCGTTCTTTTTGTTTAAAATGACCCTCTGGATCAGTTGTGCCATAAAATAGCCAACAATAAAGTTTTTCTAATAAAAACATAAGTCTCCTTTTTAATTAACAAGTGTTCTAATATGGTATCAGATTATATGGGACATATCAAGTCAAAAAGTTTTACCCAATCAACTTTGTATTCAAAGTGTAACCTTGGCTTACTTTTTAAACCTTGCTTGCTTAAACTTAACACATCTTCAGCGTGATACAGATAAACAGAAAATATTTTACTGCGTAATTTTTGTTGTCGTACTAAAACCCAAGAACTGGATTTTTTATGTAAAGTTAGCCAAGATATTTGATGGGCAGACAATCGGACAGCATTAGAACCTGTAACTTTTAATTCTAAAAAATGAAATAATCCCTTTTCATCACAGACAAGTAAGTCTGGTACACCTGGAGATACCCAAGTCTCTACCCTAGTTAAGTGTAACTTTCTTTTTAGATTTTTCAGATTTGACTTTAATGTCTGAAAGAATTGACTTTCTAGGTTTTTTGGAGAGCTGTTTTGGTTTTTCTTCTTTTGGGGTAACATTGATGATGGAAGTTCCATAAGTATCTCTTATTTTTTCTAATTCTTTTTCGACTTCTTCTCTGCTCATCGAATCAATAGAACCATGTCTAATTTCCGATTTGTTTACATAAATGTTTCCTTGCGCCAATCCTCGTGCTTTTTCTGCCTGAACGGCCGCCGAATAAGCTCCGGCTTCTAAAGCTTGGTCACGAATCCTTTGTAAGTCTCTTATATGTCTTCCATAAGAAACACCATACTTTTCATCTATCTCTGCTTTATATTTATTCATAAAAGCAACAACATGAGGATTTAAATCTGGATTTGTAAGTTCGTAAGCTTTGACATGGGCACTACTTTTTGAGTATCCGGCCTTAATTGCACACTCTCTTTTAGTCAAAAAACCATCATTTGTTACAAATTCTTTGACAAAACGCTCTTGTTTTCGCGTTAATTGTGTATTTTCGTTCTTTCTTGGTCTAGCCATATTTTTATAATCTCAACTTCTATAATTGTTACTGTGCCTATGTTTGTATTACTTTCATAAAAGAAAAACCCTGTCAAGAAGTGTTACACGTTTACACCACTGAAAAACAAATATGTAACAAATTTTTCCTGATTAATAATTTAAATACAATGAGATAACTAAAATGTTACATAAGTATACGCCATTTCCTGAAAAATAAAAAAATTTTTTTTAATTTTAGAACATAGTGTATACTGTATACTTATGTAACAAAAAACCCCCGCCAGTAGCGAGGGTTTTTCTGTTATCAATTGTTGTGTTGTTAACACAGAGAAAAGAATCTTCCTATATTATAACATTTTTTATTTTTCGGTGTCAACTTTTTTATTTATAAAAGCACCAGAGTAAATTTGTTTGCCCAATTGTTCGTCTGGGTCTTCGTAAACTTCTTCAGCACCGTATTCGTCTTCCGCGACCTCCCAAGCCTGTTCCATGGTCCAATCATGGCCATCGTCAGCCTTTTGCCAATGATCGCTGTCCACGTTTTCTGCCTGTTCCATAGCTTCTTCTTTATTCTCAGCCCTAATAAATAATTGATAACCGACATCCATAGTTGCTGTCACTTTAAATAATTTACTCATTACCACTCCCTCACTTTCTGTTTTTCAATATCAAAATTTTCAAACGTCCCACGATAATGATCCTTGATAGGACGTAACTTAAACTTACTTAAAACCTGACTCGCGACCCGTGAATAGTAGTTATATTTCTCTCTACCTTCTTCTACGGATAGTTCACCATCTTCCATAAGATTTTCATCGGCCAGATAGAAATCAAGTTCTGAGAATACTTTATCAGCCTGATCCTGTGTCGTGGGATATGGTAGCCGGTGCCAGTTACAAAAGTCTCTAAGCGTTTTCATTGCTGTCCTCCCAGTTAATTTTTGTAATTCTAACAACACGTTCTTTAACAAGCGAATCCTTGTTAATTTTTTTATTGTTGTCTCTTAGGAATCGTGTGGTTATGTCTTTTTTATTTGTGGCAATGACCTCATGTTCACATAACCAGTTTTGTTGAACCAAAACTTTATACTTTTTACTTTTGACTTTATAGCCATTAATTATTTTCATCGCTAGGCTCCCAATCCATTATATCAAATTTATCATCGCTATAGCATTCGCCGGTTTCCATATTCCAGAACTCGCATCGTCTGCCGTTGTTAGCATCTTTGTGTGGTTCGTGAAACGGGCAACTTTTCATTTCATACCAATTATCGTGGTAATCGCATAAACATTTACTCATTGCTGTCCTCCTTTAAAAAACCTAATAATTTTTCTTTTGGAACATCTGATAACAGCTCTTCAATCGCTGTGTAATCTTCCATGGCTTCGTCAGCTTTTATTTGTTGGACCACTTTTTTAAGAAGAGCAGAGTTATCTTCTTTAACCAAAGGCTGTTTAATGACATCAATCCATTTGCCATCCTCGCCTATTTCATAAATAACATGAAACTTGTTTTCGCTACCATATAGCACTCCAATATCTTCATGGTAATTTGCATATTCTCCTGATTTTAATAAATCATAGGCGTGATCAATATTATCTGCTTCAACCTTATAATCTTCGTAAGCAGTTAGATGAAATCTAATAATATAATTTTTTTTACTCATAGTATTCCCCATATAATTTAAGATGCTATAAGTATAAGACTTATCCCATACAAAGTCAATACTTCTTTACATCTCTTATTTTTTCTTATAAACTCTTAGATACAAAAACAGAAAGAGGTGCTTATGCTTACAACTTTAGCGTGCTTGGCTACGGCCATTTATTTCGAATCAAGGGGAGAGCCCACTTTGGGGCAAATCGCAGTCGGACAGGTTATTTTAACGCGGGTATATGATCCGCGGTATCCGGACAATGTATGTGATGTCGTGAAACAGGGATATTACTATTCATGGGATGAAACAATACCGATTCCCCACAAATGCCAGTTTAGTTTCTGGTGTGACGGCAAACCGGAGACAATAACAGATTATAAAGCTTACCTATGGGCAGAAGAAATAGCGTGGGCAATATTAGAGGGCCCGTTAAACATGGTTGATCTGACGGAGGGATCGACACATTATCATGCTCACTATGTCAAGCCATCATGGAGTGAGCGATTTACACAGACAGTTCGTATCAATGACCACATATTCTACAGAAGGGAGATGGAATAATGGGAGGTCTTAAAATAACTCAATGTCGAGCTGATGGATGTAAGTCTAAAGCTAATATATTTATGATTCATCAACATCTCGGTGATAAAGTTCCAATTTGTTATAAGTGTTTTTGCAAAGCATTAGAATTAATTGGTGAAAAAGTACCTGTTGAAAAACCTAAAGGAGGTAAAATAATAACAGTTCTTTTGGATGATAGAGTAATTGATAAATCTTATGGAACTGTATATGAGGACGCAAAAAAAGATTTATTAAATAGAATAAACGTACAAACTTTAGGAATAGATTTAGTTTGGCGTCCTGAAGAGCATTTTTGTAAAAAATGTGCGCAAAAAGTTAAATTAAAATTAAAAAAAATGGAGATGGAATGACAAAATTTAAGGATGACTTCATTAGGGAAGTAAAAGATCATTGGAAAGAGAACAAGGGCAAAGTAAAATACGTTGCAGAGACGGGTATACATCTTAAACGTACAACATCAAAAAAATTTGATTTGCAGGATTTAGCGGACCATTTTAACATAACAGAAGGACAAGCGAGACGGATATTATATGTTAAATGAGGAGGAACACATTATGACAGTAAAAACAATATTCCCATCAGCTCTATTTTTCTCCATACTATTTTTTATGGCAGAAAAATATATAACAAACGAAGTGATTCTATCATGGATAAATTAGAAGACCCGTATATCATATGTGATTGGTGCGGAACCGAGACGCGTGGTCTGTTCCGCGAGGATACCAATACAATAAACTGTGGCCGTTGTAATCTACCTTTGGATGACGCTACTCTGCATGAGCCTGAGAAGCATCATCAGGAGCATCTTCCATCTGCATCAGTTCAGATGCTTTAACGCCCATATTATAGAGAGCGTCTTGCATTGGGTTGTCGGACGCTTTCCCTCTTCCAGTCATAAAAACCTCTACAGCTTCTCCAGTTTCAGGATGAAAACTAACTGTAACAGCTAGTCCTTCTCCAACATCTGTTGTGACACATGGACGGCGATTTGGTATATCTTTCTTAGGCATTTTCTCCCCCTTTATTGTTTATAAGACTTTATCTCATTTCGCGATGAAATGGTATATGTTATTTTCCTAATAATTAATTTTTTTAGGGAAACGAATGATTGATCCTGTTACATTGTCGGCCGCCGTCAGCGGGGCAACAGTCGCTTACAACGGAATAAAGAAAGCGATTATGATGGGCAGAGAAATAGAAGATTTGTCAAGCCAGTTGTCAACGTGGATGAAAGCGGTAAGTGACGTAGATAATATACATAAGAATGCAAACAACCCGTCTACGTTTGAAAGATTGTTTAACGGGTCTGTTGAAGAGGTAGCGATAGAAAGTTTTGCCAGTAAGAAGAAACTTCAGAAACAAAGAGAAGAACTTAAAAATTTTCTTGTAGCTCATTATGGGCTCCAGGCATGGGATGATTTGATTCGTGAAGAAGGACGGATACGCAAGGCACGACAGGAAGCAATATACGCCAAACAGGAACAGCAACGCATGATCCGCGATTATACTATTATGGGTATTGCATCGTTGATTGGTTTTTCTGCACTTGGTTGGATGATCTGGCTTATCACTAAAAGCGTAGCGTAATCGTCATGCTGTATAATATAATTTATTATTTTCTTTTATTTGTATGTGTATTTTCTATTTTGGCAATTGTAGTATTTGCACGGGATAAGGAACACACAACGTGCCGGTTGGCTAAACAGTTACTGGAAGGTAAAACGCGGGTTTGTGTATATGTTGGTGCTAACTATACGCAATGGAATGAGTACGTTCCGATAGGCGCGGGAGAGTGCCCCAGAGAGATACAATGTAAATACCGGCCCAATGAAAAACCTTTTACGCTCAAGAATGTAATTAAAAGTATCAAGGATAGCTTTAAATAAAAAAAGCCCCGCAGCCATGAATTGAGGAAAAAATAGTAGGGGAAACTCTGCGGGGCCCTTTTTTAACACAATATGGAGATATTGCATAAAGTCGCAAGTAAATTCTAACATATTGTCGCATATAGGTCAATAGCTATATCCAAAAAATCTCTGGATTGCCTGAAAAGCCCTTCTCCCATATGAACCAAGCGTATGCAACTGTGCCGTTTCCGGCCCGTGTTTCGTCACCTCTCCATATTGTAAGGCGTTTTTTAAATACATGGATGCGAATCGGTGGGTTGTCTTTAAATAACTGGTCATATCTACTGATACTTTCCAGAAAAGACAGCCGTAAAAGAAAGGCTGACTTGGGTATATTGTAGTCAAACGTCCTTAGTATAAATTCTTTGGCCAGTTTGTATGGCGGGTTGGTAATAACAGACTGAATATTGTCATCCGGCTTAACTGTCATCAGGTAATCAACGTAAGAAAGCCCAAACCCGTAGTCATTTAGGTCAGAACTGTAAACTTTGTAGCCTTTATCTTTTAAAACGGAGCTAACCGCTCCATCTCCGCACGCACACTCCCAAACTGTCCCTTCACCGAAACTTTCGGCGTCTAATAATGCGAGTGTTGCTTCGGGAGGCGTGGGATAAAAATCATCCTTTTGACGATTTGGACCCATTTCCATTCACATTTATCTTTATTTTCTCTGATTCGCAAAACTTTTCAAAGATAACCCGCAGTTGACCGGAGATTGTCCTTTTTTCATGCTTTGCCAATCCTTTTATCGCTTGGTAAACCTCTATTGGCACCAATACTGACTTCCATTTTTCAATGTCCATCTGTTACTCCTTGTATTTTTCTAAGATTATATGGGATTTCATATTAAAAAGCAAGAAAAAAGGGGCCCGGAGGCCCCTAGTAGTCAAATTTCTCATCGGGAGGATAAAGAAAAAGCCTTAGCAGTACCCCATGAAGGACCTATTTCTACGTCTGTCTTCATAGGTACATCTAAATCTATAGCATCTTCCATAATTTTTGCAATAGTAAATGCTTCTTCTCCATTTTTTACGCTTATAGCTACTTCATCATGTATTTGTATAAGTGGCAATAGCCCTTCTTTATAAATATTGACCATTGCTTGCTTTGTCATATCAGCCGCAGACGCCTGAATAAGGCGGTTCAAGGCTTTGTAAGTGTATGCACGCTTTAATCTGGTGGTTGTTCCATACTCCAGTATGGCTTCTTCATACTTCATGGCCTTACTCATACCAAAAGTATCTGGTTCCCAGAGGTCAAACCGGCATTTTCGTCCTTTTAGGGAGCGAATCGACCCGTTAGCCGTGTTATGTGACAGTCGTTCTGATACACCTTGCATGAGTTTCTTAACAAAAGGCACACGTTCATGGTATTGTTTGGTCAGTTTCTTGGCTTCATCTTCTGTAATGTCGAGCTGTGCAGAAAGCTTTGCTACACCCATGCCGTACATCATGGCTAAATTTATAACCTTTGCAGATTTGCGTGGTATGTCAGCCATTTCAGCTACCATGGTATGAAAATCCATGTCAGGATCATTTACATATTTTTCTACAAACTCTTCTACACGCGGTAACGGACCGGCTTTGCGGGACTTACCATATACGGAAGCGTAATGTACCAAGATGCGTGGTTCCTGTTGGGAGTAATCTATAGAAGCCCATTGCTCACCTTCTTCCGGTAGAAATAACTTACGGATCATAGGACCTAGTTCCTGATTACGGGCCGGTATCTGTTGTAGGTTTGGGTTGTTCATCGATATACGTCCGCTGACTGTACCGCCATCGTCAGAACGGATCTGGTTTATGTGACTATGTATGCGCCCATCATGTGCGACATGCTTGAGTATCGTAGTAATAAACGTACCATTTGTTTTATTGAGCTCACGGGCACGGACAATCATCTGTGGTAAGTCATGTTTATTCTCTGACAGGAAGGCTTTTGTAAAGGACGGAGCATTTTTTTCTGTCTTTGGATAGGCAAGACCCACTTCGTCAAAAGCTTTGGCAAGTGACTGAGCCGCCCATATCTCTACATCAAAGCCCACAATACGCTTTATCTGTGACAGGGCTTTCTTTTCTTCTTTCATCAGGTGCTGTTTCGTTCTTTCTACACCATCTAAATCTACTCGTACTCCGCGTAAGGTCATGTCAACCAGACAGGGCAGTAGGTCTGTTTCCAAACCATGTATTGTCCAGAGCTCTTCTTCTGACAGCTTGTTCTTAAAATTATGCCACAGTTCCAAGGTCAGTTCAGCATCTGTCTCAGCGTAGGGCCCAACATACATGGCCGGTAGCTTCCACATTTCACCTTTGGGATCAACACCAAAAGATTTCGCAGCTTCCTGTAAGTCCTTCTCTGACTTTGTTTTATTTAAATAATCGTAAGCAAGTGCGTTCAGGCTGTAGCTAAACCTGTTTTCGTCAAGTAATGATGCTGTAAGCATTGTATCAATGATACGTCCCTTAACGTCAAGGCCTGTAGCTTTGAGCCAACCGAGGTCATACTGGGCATTGTGCATGATTTTGGTGGCGGGTGAACCCAACATGGGCCGTAACCAGTTTTCGATAATACGCTTATCAAGGTTACCCCCGCCATAATGTGCAACAGGAATATACCCTTTCCAGTCAGAAGTTGCAATAGCATATCCAACTATCTCACCATCTTTACGGGCCCATCCTGGACCCAAGGTCTTTATATTCGGATCGCGTGTTTCAACGTCAATCGCTATTTCTTTTGCTTTTGTTAGATCGGGTAGTTCGTTTGGAGGTATCCACTCTGTCTTCGGTGTGAACATTGCCATTTGTAAGGTCATCAGTAAGTCCTTCTTTTGCTTTCCATTTATAGAATTGTATTAAGTCTGCCGCTAGTGTTAAGGCTTTGAATGGGTCTAAATCATAACGATTAAAAGTACCTTCTCCATCATTATGTAAAACATTTATATGTATTGGATCTCTGGCCGTAGCACAAGAGGCATATATAAGAGGTTTTCTTTTCATATTGAGTAACTCCTTAGTTGATCATCTGGGTCTACCAGATAAAGGTTTTCTTTGGTTCGTGTTACGGCCACATAGAATAGCCGGTGTAGATCATCGTTTAGCTGTTGGGCATGTTCATCACCCGCTAGACGAGAATTGTCAGCTGTAGGAGATATGTCAGTTAAAAGCATTACATTGTCTGCTTCTCCTCCTTTGGCACCATGTATGGTAGAAACCTTGATCCGTGGTTCGCTAGTAATCTTTTCTTTTCTACGGAGCATGGCTGTCAGGTACGTTGATTCTGTTTCAGGTAAAGCATCTAATGCGACATGCCATATCATTCCGGCATTTGCAAGCAATCCATGTTTATTCTGTAAATCTTCTAGTGTAAACAATGGGTTATCTGCTGTTGTTGATACTTTCTTAAAACCACGTTTTATGCGTGAGTTTGACCGCATGTAGCTATACATGGTTTTGACAGTGTGTAAATCAATCTGTTTGCCGTTTCGTAACGTCTCCCACCCACGGACAGCTGTAGTAATCTTATCATCAATGCTTCGTTTGCCGTGCATCTCAAATAGCAGGCCCTGACTGCGTAACATCTCTGCCACAGAAATAAGCATATAATTACACTGCGCCAGTATGAGCCATTCACCTTCATTCATTTCTACAGAATGCGGGGCCGATATGCGTGTAACCTTACCATTAGCATTTTCTTTTGGTGTGTAAGGCTTTCTACGTCTGTTTTTTATACGTCCTACTATGCGGTCAGCTACACGATGTACGCTTTTAGGTATACGATATGATTTTAAAAGATGGTCAGAAACGCCCGGAAGAGATAGAAAATGCTCTACAGAAGCACCCGCCCATCTGTATATAGCCTGATCATCATCTCCGGCAAGATACATTTTATCAGAACGGGCATCTATAAATTTTATCATGTCCCACTGTAAGGGCGACAAATCCTGTGCTTCGTCTACATAGCATACCTTAAAATTAGGACAGAACGAGCCTTCTTTCTCAACAAACCTCTCCAGTATATCTGTGTAATCAAACAGATAGCGTTGGGTTTTGTATTTCTTGTAGCACTTAGCTATGTAGTCAACTTCTATAAAAGGTATGTTCTCCTGAGAAAAAGACACACGGCGATATGTTTTCTCCAGAGGTTCTCTCATCAGACGGCTCAACTGTATGATACGCATGATAGGGTTCTCTGATACAGTTGGACTGTCATCAAAACTACTGACCTGACTACCTCTTAAATTAAAACCAATCATATTGCCAAGGTCTTCCATGTGATCACTTTTCATAAGCTGTGAGGATTGTATATCTGACATGGCAAAAGCAAAGCTGTGTAGTGTTTTAAAATAAAACAAATCCTTATCCATATTGAGCTGAAATCGTTTCGCAGCTCTTTCTCTGGCTTCTCTGGCCGCTTTGCGTGTAAAAGCAAGGAAACCAATCTGACTAGGCAGTATGCCGTCTTCCATTTGCTTCTCTACCATGTTAAGTAACGTGGTAGTCTTACCAGTCCCAGGTGGTCCAAATATTCTAAACATTAAAACGGTGCGTCCTTATCGCTAAAATCTGGTGGTTCTAAATTAGTTTGTGTCTTATCAAATGCGGGTATCACCCACACACGGACTAAACGTCCTTTTATTCTGAGCACCTGTGCTTCACCATTTATGTCCCGTAGGCGTTGAGCTATCTTATGTGTTTTAAAATCAAAGAAACGATTACGCTTAAGAAAGTTCTCAAAGTCACGAAGACGAAAGTAAGTAAGGTTCTGCTCTTCGTCTGTCCATGGACGGCGTAGCAGTATCTCTTCTTTGTCCTGTGCTGTCTGCATATTACGGCAGAAGTCTTCCAAGTATTCGTAGAAGGCCCCGTCAATAGAACTATCTGTAGAGGTTTCTATCACACTGCCTTCTGTTTCTGTCATGTTTTGTAGCAAAGCATTCATGCGGTTTTCCCACATAGGCTTGGAACTGGTAGGTGGTAAAAAGTTAAGCTGTTCAACACAGGACCTTTGAAAGGCGTTCTGATTGAGCAAACTATCTGTATCAAGCTCTAAGGGCTCACCATTTACATCCATAAACCATATAGGTGGCTTTGATGCATACTTTCTAAGATTAGCAAGCGTAGCTTGGTTGGCTGAATTACCTACACCAAACTTTCTTGTCTTACATAACTCTTTATTGCAAAAATCTTTTATAGGTGCATCTGTGCATTTATATGCGTAATCTTTGCGGTTTAATTGTTTGGCTATAATATTTACTTCGTTAAGAGGTAAAGGTGGGCTCATGTACTTCATATTGTAAGCCAAAAGCTCTGTTTCATATGTATCCGGAAAAGCTTTGCGCAAGTACACGCCACAGTTAAAAAGTCCATTGTTTCGTGTACCTTCTGGAAAGCCCTGTGTACATAGATGCTGTATACAAGGTGGCCCGTCAGGCGCGGGTAGTGTACCGGTCTTGTCTACTTCTAACGCAACAACCTGCTCTTTTGTCTGTACATACTTTGTGTACAAGTCAAAAAACTCTTTGAGCGTAGCCGCAGATCCATCATCCTTAAAAGCATAACGCAATCCGCTTTCTGCATCATAATAGGGCATGTTTAAAAAGTTACCAACATCACCTCTGTCAAGCTGTAGCTTGACCTGTTTTGGAAATATCTCACAGTCACTGTAGCCAAGGGCAGAGGCAAGATGTTTTAAAACTTGTTGTAATTCTTTTGCCGGCATCCACTCTTTACAAAAAATAAACACATGGGCACCGCCTGATTTTGATCGACAGACAATCAAAGGTAATTTTAAATCTCTAATTTTTGCTATAAGGTTCTTATGGTCAAGATTATATTGATCTATATCAATACAACCCCATTTACATTTGTTATCTGCATTTATAGGTATGATACCAACGGATGCACCTTTACCTGACAGGTGGCCCTTCCAGTTATCAAGTGTCCTTGGCTCTCTTACAATCCGTGCCTGACCTGTGCTTTTACCACTGGCATTTTGTTTTTGTATTTCAAACGTACCAAAAGCTTCCTCTAAGCCATCAAAGATTGATGCAAATTTTTTTACTGACATTTATATACCCAAAAAAAGTGG